TAGTGGCGCAGACGTAGTAGATACTGTAGATAACTACTTTGTTTATAACGATCCTGGCACACAAATCTTTGCTGCTTCTGATGCTTTAAGCCCTATTACTCAGCCTTTAAGTTTTGCTTCAAAAGATGGTTCACCTGACAATCTAGTATCTTTGATTGTAGATCATAGAGAAGTCTATTTATTGGGTGAAAACTCAAGCGAAGTATGGACAGACGTAGGTGCTTTCCCATTCCCGTTTCAGCGTATTCCTGGCACATCTACTCAACACGGTATCGTAGCTAAGTTTTCTGTAGCTCGTGTAGGCAATTCGTTTGCTTATGTCAGCCGAAATATTCGTGGTCAAGCTCAGATTATGATGATGAATGGATACACGCCTACTCGTATATCTACCCACGCTGTAGAAAACACGCTTGTCAATCAGTATGTAGGCGATGCTATTGCTTGGACATATCAGCTAGAAGGCCATGAAGTTTATGTCGTTTCGTTCCCTAGCTTAGATTTAACTTGGGCATACGACAACACTACTCAAATGTGGCATAAATGGCTTTATGTAGATAGCAACAACGTATTTCATCGTCATCGTGGCAATTGCTTGGCTTTGTTTCAAGGAATGGTTCTTGTAGGCGATTGGGAAAATGGCAAGATTTACGAGCTAGATCCTACTAATTACACAGATGATGGCAATACTATTCGCAGAGTTCGTAGATGCCCTCATTTAGTTGAAGATTTGCAACGTCAGTATTTTGACGAATTACAGATACAGTTTCAGCCAGGCGTAGGTATTGGCGGCACATTTACAGACACAAACATTTATTTAGGTGATCCTTATACGATTGCGCCTAGTCAAACTGTTTCTATACCCCCTTTAGGTATCTTTGTAATTGGCAACAATTTAAGTGTTACTAATACAACACCTTATACCAATCCTAGAGCAATGTTACGCTGGTCAAGCGATGGCGGCTCAACATGGAGTCATGAATATTGGATTCCAATTGGCCAGCAAGGTAAATACAAAAATCGTGCAATTTGGCGCAGATTAGGCACAGCTCGTGACAGAATCTACGAAGTCGTAATTACTGATCCTGTAAAGGCTGTAATCGTGTCTGCAAACTTAAAAGCAAGCGTAGGGGAAAACTAATGGCAAATGGATTATGGTCAACATCGCAAAATAACCCATACCCTCAGTCTGAGTTTTTAGATGCTACGACTAAACGCCCCACTAGGGCTTGGCAACAGTTTTTCTTGAATTTATTGAACTTTACTTCTGCGACTACAGCGACTACAGGATCAGCTACTTTGCCAGCTCATCCTGTGGGTTTTATAAACATTACCGTAAATGGTCAAAAATACAAAGTTCCCTATTATAATGTGTAGAAATGATCTTAAAACGCATATTACTAGACGAAATAGCCCAAAAATGGGCAAAAGTTTCGTTATTTATTGAGGATGCGCTTTTATTCGCAGATGGTGATTATACGTTAGATCAAGTGCGGTTAGCAGTAGTTAGTAATCAATGGTTACTAATAGGTATTTATGAAGGTGATTTTATTAAAGGTGCGTTAACTGTTTCGTTTATGAATATGCCTAATGACAGAATAGGCTTTGTAACAACAATAGGCGGCAAAAACATCTTTACTAAAGACACTTATAAGCAGTTAAAAGAGATTTTAAAGCAATTTGGAGCAACTAAAATACAAGGTGGTGTTCGAGAATCAGTCGCTAGATTATGGCGCAGAGTAGGATTCAAAGAGCGATACATTCTTGTGGAGAACACTATATGAGCATTTTAAGATACTTCAATAAACACCATGGTTGGCATGATGGCAAACGCACCCCATTTAGCGGTGGTGGTGGCATTGTCAGCGCAATTACTGATCCAATCTCTAGTGTTTTAGGCACAGATGGTAGCGGTGGCGGTATCTTAGGTGCAGCAGCTTCTTTAGATAAAGCTGTTGGCAATACAATTCCTGGTGGTTGGGCTACAGTTGGTGGCGCAGCTCTTTTAGCAGCAGGCATTACTGATCCTAGCCTTTTATCTTTGGCAGACTCAGGCTCATTGACTCCTACAGCTTTGGCTGATGCAGGTGTTCCTCAAGCTACTATTGATTCTATTGGCGCACAAGGCGCAGCAGCAGGCAGCGCAGCAACAGGCGGTGTCGCAGTAGATGCAGCAGGATTGCCAATTACTGCTGATACAGGCGTAGCTGGTGGCACAGGTTTAACAGGTGGCGCAGGCGCAACAGGCTTAACTAGCGGTGGCACAGTAGGCTCTTTAGCAACTCCAACAGCAGGCGCTATTGATGCTTCTGCAGGGCTTGCACCAGCATCAGGTAGCGCATTAGTGGGCACATCGTCAGGTCTTGCAGCTCCAGCAGCCGCAGCAGGCGGTACAGGGTTATTAAGCAGTCTTGGCGGTGGTGGTCTTGGAACAGCTTTAGGCGTGTCAGCAGGCACAAGCGCATTAAGCAGTTTATTGGGCGCAAATGCTTCAAATAAAGCAGCTCAGATTCAAGCTAATGCTGCAAACAACGCATCACAATTGACTGCGAATATGTTTAATATTCAAAATCAACAACAACAACCATACAGAACTGCTGGCTATGGCGCTTTAAATACAATTAATTCAATGATGCCAGGTCAATATGTTCAATATGATGCTAATGGCAATCCTACAGGCGCAGGCACAGGATCAGGCTATTTAACTAATCAATTTAACGCTAGTGACTTAAATGCTCAATTATCACCTGGCTATGCTTTCCAATTACAACAAGGTCAGCAAGCCAATCTAAACGCTGCAAATGCGCTAGGTGGTCGAGTAGGCGGTAATGCGCTACAAGGTCTTCAAAACTACACACAAGGTCTTGCAACAACAGGCTATCAGAACGCATTTAATAACTATCAGTCGCAACGTCAAAACATCTATAACACTCTTGCAGGTATTGCAGGCATTGGTCAAACATCGCAAACACAAACTGGCAATTTGGCTCAAAATGCTGCTACAACTCAAGGTCAGCTTGGTGTAGGTGGCGCAGCAGCTCAAGCAGCAGGACAAACAGGCGTAGCAAGCGCATTGTCTGGTGGCGCAACAGGCGTAGCAAACAATTTATTATTGGCTAGTTTATTAGGTCAAAATCAATCAGCAGCAGGAACACCATAATGGCAAACTATAACTTTGATACTGATTTAACAGTTAAGCCTCAACAATATGGCTCAAATTTAGGCGATATTGTGAAAATGGCTGGTGGCATACAAGCATATCAACAAGCACAGCAAATTAATCCATTAGAAGTTCAGCAAAAAAAAGCTGAAGTTGATGCTAAAAAATTAACTTTGCTTAGATCTAGATCAGAAAACATTGCTCAAAATATTCAAGATTTATTGCAAAGAGATGATTTGAGCTATGATGATATTTACAAAAAAGCAAAAGAAATCAACGCAAATCAAGGTGGCGATGAAAATTCTTTAAAACAAGTAATGGCATCATTTGATCCAAAAGCTTCTGCTACTCAACACAAAGCTTCTTTAGCACAAGTATTAGCTAAAAATTTAAGTTCTCAAGCTCAACTTGAAAAACTGTATCCAGCAATAGCTCAACAAGATGTTGGTGGGAACTTAGTTTCTACTGCTCAAGGAAATCCTTTATTGGCAGCTTTACCGCCAGGCACTCCTACAGGCCCATATTTACAGAAATCTCTTGCACCTACAGTTGCTACATCACCTACTGGTGGCCCTATGGCTTTTGGCGGTGGTGGCATACCTCAAGCTGGCAATTTAGATAATAGACCTACTAATGTTCAAGTTGCACCTGCTGGCGGTGGCGCTATGGCAACAGCTATGCAGCAAAATGCACCTAGAACTGGCGTAACAGCGCAATCTATGGGCCAACCTAAAAATGCAGGAGCTGGCCCATCTGCTATCCCTTATGTTCAAGGCGAGCCTTATGATGCTTTTAAAGCTCGTGCAGGTGATGTTGCAAAAATGCCAGTATTGGCAGAAAAATCTTTAAATATTAGCAATCAAGATTCAATTCCTAATCAAAGATATACCAACGAAAAAATACAAAAAATGTTGGAAAATAAGAATTTAGATATTGGCCCTATTGCTAATGCTATTGCTAATCAAACTGGTGGCATTGGTTTGGATGCAAATCAACAAGAAATTATGAAATATCTTGAGCAACGTATTCGCATGGAATCTGCAAGAACTAATCAAGATCAAGCTTCACAAAGATCTGCTTTTGGCTCTTTTGGAACAAACAGAGAAGCGTTGAAACAAATTCTTTATAAAGACAATGGAAGTCTTGCAGGTCAAGAATTGTATCAGCGTGGCATTTTGAATCATGCTGGCGATATTAATAGACCAAATTTGCAATCTGTTAATAAATTTAACAACGAATACGCAAAAATTGCTGATCCTAAAGTTGTTCATTTGATTGGTGTTATTGGCGATAAATCTATTAAAGATTTAAGCAAATCAGATAAAAATCATTTGGCAAAAGAATTTTCTGGTATGTCAGCAGATCAATTCCAAAATTTATTGGACAAACGTCAACAATTAATTGATTTAGTGAATGGTAAATAATGGGAATCACAGCTCAAGATTTAGCTAATATTGTAAAAGGTGGCAATGCAGAAGAAGCTGCGCCACCTATTACAGCTAAAGATTTATCAAATATTGTTTCTAACACAGAAGTTACATCTGGTCGTGATTGGTCAGATGTTCCTATTCAAGCTATTACTAATGCTCCTAAAAGTGCATTAGAATTTGGTAAAAATATATATGAAGCTGTTAAGCATCCTATTAGAACTGCTGGCGGTATTATGGATTTGGCAGCAGGCACGTTACATAATATTACTCCTAACCATATTGCAGAATGGATTGATAAAGCTGATTGGAATCCTGATGCAAAAGAAAGAGCTGTTGAAACGGCAAATGCTGTAGGTCATCTTTATAAACATAGATATACAACAAGCGAAGGCTTTAAAGAAGCATTAGCTACTGACCCTGTAGGAGTTGCAAGCGATCTAGCAACACTTATTTCAGGTGGAGCAGGGCTTGCAGGCAAAACAGGTTTGATTGAAAAAGTAGCTAACGTAACTGGTAAAGCTGGCGCACCAGAAAAAGCATTAGAAACAGCAGGAAAAATTGCAGAAAACATAAATCCTATTACCGCTACTGGTAATGTTGTTTCTACTGTTGGAAAACCATTGTTAGGCGCTTTGACAGGCGTTGGCCCAGAAAACATAGCAAATGCTGCAAAATCAGGGTTTATTGGTGACACATCTTTTGCAAATCAAATGCGTGGCAATGCACCTATAAATGCACCTTTAGATGCAGCTAGAGCTAATTTAGCAACAATGCAAAAAAACAGAAGCAATGTTTATAGATCAGGAATGACAGATATTACTAGCGACAAATCTGTTTTAAATTTTGATGATATTAATCAAGCATTAAAAGATGCTAAAAATTCAATTTCTTTTGAGAAAAAAGTTAAAGACGATGTTGCTTTGCAAACTCATAATGACTTATTAAAAGAAGTTAATGATTGGCGCAGATTAAACCCTAAAAAATATCACACTCCAGAAGGTTTGGATGCTTTAAAACAACGTATTGGCGCAATTACTAATCGAATTCCATACGAAGAAGCCAATTCAAATCGTATTGGTGGCAATATTTATAATGCTATCAAAGATACTATTTCTAAACAAGCTCCTAAATATGCTGAAGTAATGAGCGATTATCATGAAGCTTCAGATCAAATTAAAGAAATTGAAAAAGCATTAAAACTTGGCAATAAATCTTCTGCTGATACAGCTATGAGAGCTTTACAAAGCATTACAAGAAATAATGTAAATGCTAATTATGGTCAAAGATTAACTTTAGCTCAACAATTAGAACAAGAAGGTGGCAGGCCATTTATTAATGCTTTATCAGGTCAAGCTATGAGTTCACCAACTGCAAGAGGATTGGCTGGAGCACTTGAAACAGGAACAGGAATTGCAAGCTTTGTAAATCCTCAATTACTTCCTATGTTAGCTGCCCAATCCCCTAGATTGGTTGGTGAAGCCCTTTATGCTGGTGGCAGAGGCGCAAGGGTTGCTTCTAAATTAGCGCAAAAAACAGGAATCAATAAAAATAGAGCCAATACGATTGCTGATATATTGCAAAATATAAATAAAACTCAAGAGGAAGAATAATGTCAGTCTTACTATCCCCCATTGGTAATGGATTTCAATTCTTTACTACTACAGGCTTACCTTTAGCTGGTGGCTATTTATATAGCTATCAAGCTGGCTCTAGCACACCTTTAACGACTTATACAGACTCTACAGGCAATACTGCTAATACAAACCCTATTGTGTTGGGTACAGATGGCAGACCCCCATACGAAATTTGGCTTACATCAGGCTATTCTTACAAATTTGTTTTAGCAGATTCAACTAACTCTGTTATTGCAACTTACGACAATATTTACCCTATTCCTAATGCTACTGCTACTGGCACTACTGTACCTGCTGGCGCAATCATTATGTGGTCAGGCTCTATTGGCTCTATTCCTAGTGGTTATGTAATCTGTAATGGTTCAAACGGTACACCTGATTTGCGTGATTCATTTATAGTAGGTTCTGGTAATACTTATGGCGTAGGAAGCACAGGTGGCTTTGTAAACTCTGGAGTAATGACTTCAGGTGGCACAAATACACCGCTTTATTATTCATTGGCATTTATACAAAAGACGTAATCATGAGTGAGATTGATCCAGTAAAAATAGGGGTAATGTGGTCTAAAGTAGAAGCTATGGAACGAGAAGTAGCTGAAATGCGCCATGATATTAAAGAGTTGCTTGCTATGGCAAACAAAGGTCGTGGCGGCTTTTGGGTAGGCATGATGGTAGTGTCAAGCATTAGTTCTTTAATTGGCTTTATTGCTCATTATTTCACTCAAAAATGAACGAAATCTTTACTCACATTCTTACAGGCAAAGACAATCAAACTCACGATATTGCTCGTTGGGCTTGGGCTTTAGGGTTTGTCGTAGTCGCTTCTGCTGCTATCTATTTGATATACGCAGGGCATGAGATCAGTCTTACAGAGCTTGCTGGCGCTTTAGGCATTGTGTCAGGATCAGGCGCTGCTTCAGTAGCAGCTAAACAAATGTCAGGATCAGAACCACAATGATACCTTATGCAAATTACATCAAAGTTGGATTAACTATTATTGTTTTACTTGGTTTTTTTTCTGCTGGCTGGTCTGTGCGCAATCGTGATTTCATGGACTACAAAAAAGGAGTTGAAATTGCCGCCAAAGAACAAGAAGCAAAAGTTGAATCAATCCAAAAACAACACGAATTAGTCACAAAAGGAATATCCGATGAATACGATGCGAAACTTGCTCTTATTAGGCAGTATTATTCTAACGGGGTGCGCCAGCCCAATTCCAGCAGCGTGTCCAGCTTATCCAATACCGCCAGCATCGCTAATGCAGCAACCGCCTACAATCAACTTGCTTCCGACTGTGCCGCAACAACGCTCCAACTAATAGAGCTTCAAAAGTGGATTAATGAACAAATAGGCATCAAATAATGGATACGTTAGACATATTGGCTAAGATTTGGCCATTACTTGTCGCTTTTGTAACATTAGTTATTGTTCTTGCTAAAACAGACAATAGAGTGGCTGTATTAGAGGAAAAAGTAAAAGTGCTATTTGATTTATGGAATAAAAATGCAAAATAATTTTGATAAATCTTTGGCATTAGTTTTAAAGTCAGAAGGTCAATATGTTGACAATAGCCAAGACCCAGGTGGCATCACTAACCTTGGCGTAACTCAAAGGGTTTTAGAAGAATGGCTAGGTCATCCTGTTGATGATAAGACTATGCGTAATCTAACTCCTGAACAAGTAGCGCCTTTGTATAAAGCTAAGTATTGGATGGCTTGTTATGCACCTCAACTAAAGACAGGCGTTGATTATTGCTTGTTTGATGCTGCGGTCAACATGGGGCCAGGTAGGGCTGTAAAGTTGTTGCAAGAGTGTATGCAATGTGTTCCAGACGGAACTATTGGCCCACGCACTATGCAGCTATTAGATCAAAAGAAAGCAGAAGATATTGTAGAAGCGTTTAGTCAGCGTAAAATAAGCTTTTATGAAGGCTTAAAGACTTTTCCTGTATTTGGTAAAGGCTGGCTTAAACGAGTTGAAGATGTTAAACAAAACGCATTACAAATGATTGGAGAAGCAAATGGCAACTAATTTTAAAATTGAAGGCAAAGAACATAAATCCCCAAAAGGTCATTATGTTAAAGAATCGCCACATCGTATTGAAAAAGAAGTAGAGCGTTTAGAGCGTAAGCTTGATAAACATATTGCTTTGCCTATGGAAAAAGCTCACCATGCAGAACATGGTTCAAGCCAAAAAGAAGCTCCATTACCCAATATGCGAAAGTATTAAAATAATTCTGTTAAATCAGCAATTTTGAACATTTGGATGGGGCAATCGTAAAACATTTCCCCTTTAGTAACATATTTGTTATGGACTTCAATCAATGGGCAATTTGCTATCAAGTCTGCTTTCACCCAGTAAGCACGAGATAAGTCCTGAGTTACGGCAAAAAATAGAGTCGGCAGACCTTCTTGAAATAGCTTATCTTTGCGTTGCCCTACGTGGATGGTTTGATGTTGATCAAAGCCTGCTTGACGAACTTCTACCTCAAGCAGCCCAACTGGAGAACCTGATCGAAAGCAGATTAGATCAACTCCATACTTATTAGGGTTATCCTTAACATCAAGACCCCATTTCATTTTGACCCAGTCGCTGACTACTTTGCGAGCTGGGCCATCAAAAACATCGTGTAAATACTGACTAAATGGCTTGTAAGCTGACATAACGCCAAAAACCATAAGCAAATATAGCTACAAACAGTAAAGCCCCTAAAAACGCTCCAAAGCCGTCAAAATCACTTTGGATAGGGCGTTGTATAGCTGTAGCGTAATCCGCATCCCTAAACGCTTCTGAAGCCGTTTTATAGGTCTTTCCTACCATTCCAATAGATCGCAAACTCATTTTTTCTCTTTCTTGCTCATATTGAGCAGATTTACTATGCGTTCGTCTAGTTTCTGGCTAATGTTGTCACATACGTCTTTGCAAAGCCATAAAGTGCCACTTTCTACGTTTTCTGAAATTTTTTCAGCAACTAGCTCTAAAACATTGCCCAAACAACTTATTTGATTAGCGATTTTTTCAAGCTCGCCAGCTTCATCCCATAAACTCATTTCTCTTGTGCCTTTCTTAGTATTGCTCTAGCAAAATCAATCAAATCTTCATATTCCAATTCATAATGCGTTGGCTTTGGTTCACCTAAAACAAAATATTGATGAAAACAAGCATATATTTCCTCATCTGTTAGTGTCTTTGCTGGATGGGTGTAGAGTGGTGTAGCAGTCCATCCTTCTCCTTTGACTTCATCCCAATTAAGCCATCCTTCATC